TGTTTGGTGCAAGTGTGACTGTGCAAGCCTGACCACCGCCTGTGCATTTTAGATAGAACCTTCGTTCATCACCCTTGGCACCATCTGGGACAGTGACCGTATGTGTAGAGGCATTCGCAATAGCTTCGGTGCCGTAAGCAAATGCCTCTGCAATCATTTCCAAGTTTAGGTTCGTGACCGTACCCCATGCCCCGGACTGATCTCCAGTCGCCATTTCATTGAGGCGTAAGTCGTTTACATAGGTTGAAGCCATTTTAGTCGATCCTTACAATTGCGGTGTCTTTGGTTGCAGCGGGAAATACGATGCGGAAAGTACCACCAGATACAGAAAAATCACCGCCAAAATCAAGAATAGCTATTGCTCCTCTTGCGTTTGAAGATGCATCGCCCAGCGTCTTGTTGTAAATCAAAGCACCACGGGCAGTAAATGTTGCGCTTGTCCACTGTGGATCATCCGCATCAAAAACTCCGCTAGTGCTGTTTTCAGCAACAGCCTTGTTTGCCAATGCAACGCCGCCAGTAGTGTAGCCATTGCCGTTGGCAACTTCATTGCCAGTGATGTAACCATCAGTGGTCGCATTAAGTGTCGCGCTACTTGTGTAAAGCGCAACATAAATATTGTCGCTGTCTAGGTGGTGGTCACCCAGAAGCACGTCTTTTTTAAACAGCGTACTCATCGCCTGTGTGATAGCCATTATATGCCTCCATTGTATTCTGCTGCGTAGTCACGTTGCATCTCTTGTACTGTAAGTTGGACTGCTTCGTCAAACTGGGTTTTATACAAAGATAAAGTCTCTGGCGCTTTTAAAAACGCAGAAGCCTCGTACAGAGCCGCAGCCAATAAAACTGTAGAAGCGTTAGTGTCGATCCAAGTGTTGGGATTACCGTTACTCAGCCCCGTCTCAGGCGCGATAAAGTCCACGCTGTAGGCCAAGGCCGCAGAGGGCGTTGGAGCCAGTGTAATGACCGTGCCAGCCGTTCCTGCGCTATTTGTGCTGTACATGCGTGGAGTACCTTGTGTCGCCGCATTGGGCCAATAGTCGCGGATGTAAGAATCCACCCTGTGGTCGAGATACGTCACAACATTTGTGTCGGTAATTGATACCTGTCGGATCATCCGCGCTGTTGGTATTGTATATGACGCTGTGCCTTGCACAAGATTAGCCGCAGCAGACGTTTGGCGAAAACATGGCATATTTGGCAGTCGCTGAAAAACCATTTCTTCAGCCTGCGCTATGATCGTGTCAATAGACGCAACAAACTCTGTCGAGTCATCTTCCAAAAACGCTTGGATATTGGCCTTGAGTGTTGTGTAGCTCATCTATTCATCCTCAATTCCATGTTCCTTCACCATAGCCGCCTTGACCCCAAGTTGTGATAGTAACTGCGCCAATAGAGCCAACACCACCTGTGCCATTAGAACCAGATATAGGTGGCTGAATGTTTGCATTCCAAACCCCAGAACCCCAAGTCCCATCACCCCAAGCTGTATCTATAAATGGAACCTCATCCCCCACACTACCTGTGCCGCCAAGACCACTAACTGTAACATTAGAGTCAAGCGCAACTGCCTCAGACCCAACGGCTGCTGTACCACCTGTGCCGCTGACATTAAATATTCCATCTGCATTTATAGCTTCGTTGCCAACAGCACCCGACCCACTAACGCCAGTCTCAGTAATTATTGCATCCGCAGAAATGCCTTCAATTCCTACGCCACCAACGCCACCAAGACCAGCGGTGTGTGGACTTCCATCAAGATCACCCCAGCTGCCTTGGCCCCAAGCACCTATTCCCCAACCGAATGCCTCTACAGAAACAACATTGCCAACAGATGCTGTACCACCAGAGCCTGTGGCTGTCGGCAACCCTTCAATAACACCTGTGCCAACATCACCAGAGCCACCAACACCAGTCACATTACCGCTTAGTTCAACTGCCACTGATGCAAATATAGGTGTGTTCGCTGTTCCACCCATAGCAGAGTGTTGAGTGCAATAGTAGTAAAGTGTCGGTGCAGAATTTGCGACAACTATCTGGGTGTAAGCTCCAGCATTCCCCGGTGTCCCTGACGTTGTCACTCCTGTGGTGTATTCACTTCCCCCAGCATGCGTTCCGTTTGGAGTGGATGAGAACCTAAGTGGATGCCCAGAATTGCTGTTGGCTGATTGATCAAAATAATACGTTCTGCTTTCCATTAATTCCAGCGTGTCTTGCTGAACGCCAGCAATAAAGTATTTGTTTGCCCCACCAACATTTTGAACCGTCACTGCCAAAGTTTGCACCGCTGCTACATCGATTGCAACTTCACCAGAACCAGAAAGACCTGTTGCGGATACGTCTGTCGTGATAAACAATGACGTGCTGCCAACCGCTGCTGTGCCGCCAACGCCAGTCTGGGCTGTGTTGATCACTTCAAAGTTAGATATTTGACCCGTAAACGCTGTTCCAGCAATCCCAACATTAGTTGTTAATCTGCGATCAACAAATATATCGTAATTATAACCTATGAATACTTCGACATTTTCGGGGTCATTGTCTGGCCGTGGATTAAACAGGGCCGTGGCATCAACAACATTTTTTGCAGGCGTTAATTGTGGGTTTTTTGGCTCCCAATCTTCTGGCGCTACGCGCAGGCCGTCCCAAGTCGTTTTTAATTGCGTATAGGGAACCCGCAGGCCACTTCTATCGCTTATCGCTTGAGATTTTTTGCCCCGTGCGTATTTTGCCATTAATATAAATTCAGCGCAGTTGGCTGAACCCTCAAACTTACGCCATCGTTATCTGACGCTGCCGCAAACGTGAATGCCCTTTCGTAGATTTCGTTTAAGACTTGAAACCTATCGGGGGCGTTTTTCAACGCCAGCTTGCTTGCAAGACCCGCGCAGATGCAGTCGCTCCAGCGATATGGCACGTCAGCGTCTTGATTGCTGGCCGTGATGTCATCTAGCTGGTTTACTGACCAATAATTTAAGCTGTATGTGGTCACGTCTGGTATTTGCCAGATGTAAATCAGCGGCGTATATTGCTTATCCAGCATATACTGTGATGGCTTTCCCGAAGATGTTTTGTTTGGCAGTTGGTTATAATCCGCAATGGACACACGATTGATAATTTGGTCAGACGTGTCCGTGCCTGCGCTATCTCTAATGACGGCGTCCATAATGTCGATGGTGCCAGCAGGAAGCGTGTACGGCGTTGTCTGGTCTTTTACCAGCGTCAGGGTTCTTTGCTCTACTGCCCAGTAATTGATGCCTCTGTTGGCCCACTCACTAAACAACAGGTTTAGGCTGCGCCGTGCAGATACAGCTTTGTAACCTGTTTGGGTTTGCGGATCGATACCACACCGCTCAAATGCCTCTGCGATGATTTCTTCAACATCTGGGCGAAACGCTACTGTGCCTGATAGTGCCATGAAGCAATCCTATGCGTAATGTTTTTTCATCCGCATGACGATATTATATGTATCGCCAGCGGCCCCAAGGCCAGTTGTTGTGAACAGGACATCACCAGTTGTGCTTCCATATTCTACAGTTGACGGCAATCCACCAAACTTGCTGAAGTCTTGGTATCCAATATCATCAGCAGCCATATGCATCATTATGACATCTGTGCCTGCGTCTGCTTCTACCATGACTGTCATGCCTTGGATTATCCACCAGCACTCCAGAAGACTTACCGAATTGCAGGACGCACCGTTTGCGTTTTTTGCCAGAGTTGAGACATCAACTTTTTTCACGGCATCTTCATCGCCAGTATCAACATATTGCAATTGGAATGCCATGACTACTTCACTGGTGTTTTCAGTAATCGTTTTTATGCTTGTAATGTTAGCCATCTATGACCCTCCTATAAATTGTTGATGGGGCCGAAGCCCCACCAATTAAGATGCATCCGAAGAGCTAGATATTCCAAAGAATTTTAGAACAATTACTGTATCACCACCGGGATCACCTGACACAACAAGTTCAACTTCATCGCCTACAAGGCCACTTGCGCCTGTCGTAAAGCCTGACATGCCCAACACACCGTTGCATCCAAAGAAGCCTTTAAATCCTACGCTGTTAACTGCAACACTAATGCCGTCTACATAACCGTCTGTATCTGCATCAGTACCAATGTCTTGAAGATTAACTGCATTTGCAGCCGCAGTAGTTACTGCAATGGTTACGCCCATAGGAATAAAGTTAACTGGGATACCAATGGCCGCTTCTTTGCCTGTGGTTGCGCCATTTGCAACAGTTATGGTTGCTTCATATGTTTGAAGCGTCATTGTGCTTGTGACAGCGCCTGTTGTTGTATTTTTCGTAATGTCTTGAAAGCCATTTTCAGACCGTACTGGGCCTGTGAATGTTGTATTAGCCATGATGATCTCCTGTCGTGGCAAGTGTCAGCCACATTGTGCGGCTGTCAGGGATGTCGGCACAATACAACAGGTCTGAACAAAAAGAAAGGGCGATCCGAAGACCGCCCCAGTTTGACCCAACAAGGAAGAGGAGAGTGGGTTGTTTATGCTGCGCCTTCGGTTCCAAATAAGGCGCGCCAATCGGTGAAGCCAAAGCTATATCTTTCGCGTACCTTGTAACGGACGTTGCCAGTCTCAAAGTCGCCTTCCATACCCTTTTTCATTGCTGAACGGGTGAAATGCTTCAGACCATCTGGAACGTCAGTTTTAATAAAGAACGCATCAGCATCAGTCAAACGGCGCATGATGTGATAGCCCTGTGGCAAATAACCACCAGCCTTAATCGCGTTGATGTCGTTATCGGCAGTGCTTGGACGCAATGCTGATTCCAGCAGACGCTCTGCGGTGAACTGATAGGCAGTTGGAATAACCAATTGCATACCCTGCGCCGCAATGCGAAGGCCACGATCATCTTTCATGTCGCTGATGTTAATCAGGATCGACTCAAGAGATGTCTCGGACAGATCAGCCGCCGTGGCAAGCACGTTAGACTGGTTGCCGTTCTGTGTTGGGTGCGATGCACTCAACAAAGTTTGACCGTCACCACCAGTAAATCCAGCGGCTTGAGCGTTATTCAAGACGTTAGCGGCCTTGATCTCTTTGGTCGATGCCATTGAACGTGCCAGCGCCTTTGTGTAGCGCGAAGCCAGCGAACCATACTGACCATCTTCTTCAGCTTCCTCAGTGATTGAGAACGCCAAGGCGATGGTTTCGTGCTGGTAACGCGCAGTCCACTGTTGGCTTGCGCTGTCGTAAGAGACGGCTCCACCTTCAGTTTTTGTTGGCGCTTGTCCAAATCCACTCAAAAGTACGTCTTCCTCGTAAGCCTTTTGAGAGCTATTCGATTCAAAGACGGCCTCGTATTCAGCGGGATAGCTGTCGTACTCAAGTCCAAAGAGAGTGTTCAGACCCGGCTCTAGAGTTTTTGCAAAACTCGCTCTATTCATTGCCATTGTTCATGCCCTCCTTATATACCAGCGGTGGCTTTGAGAATATGCTCGTTTACAAGCACCTCAACCACTGCGTTTGCGCCGAAAGCATTATCTGGTGAATCATACAATGCGATGATTTTGGCACTTGCTGTGCCAGTACCCATTGTTGAGTTCAACTCAAACGCTGACCTTCCAGTTATTGTGGAACCTGTTCCAGCAACAACATCGGCGCAGTTGCCGATATTTGTCTGTGCAGGCGATCCATCAGACTGGACTTTATACACGATATATGGATCGTCATAAACATATGCACATATATCTGTAGCTGTTGTTCCTGACGGCCAATATTCACTGTATACATATGAACCATCAGAGGCAGTGTACGACACACCGTCAAACACACCGATATTGTTGGTTTCTGTCGCAGTGTGAGGTGTGATAACCCCATCTGCTGTCAGAATGCAGAGATCACCCGAAAAGATGTTCTCAGCCAAACCAGACGTAATGGTATATTTATTGGTGCGAGGTGCATTACCGCTCATGTGACGGACGGGTACAAACCCGAATGCGGCGTCTACATTTGCCATTTTTCGCTCCTATAGCGTTAAGGTTAATCGCTCATGGCAGAAAGTGTTCTGCCGCGACTTACTTCGGACTTACGTTCTTGATAGAACGTCTGCCCACTACGCCGTCCAAACGCATCAAGCTCTCCTGCGACTGCTTCATTTTGCTCTTCGTTTTTGCCTTCGTAATACCGTTTTTGCGCGGCATGACGTTCCTTTGGCATTTCGCAAAGCAACATTCCTTCAATCCCAATTGATCCTGTCCACTGCCCATGATTGATAGTCGGAAACAACTTTTCTTTCACAGTGTCAGCAGAGCGTGGCTCCCAACCTTCGCGCATTCTTTTATACACGTTGTCGGGGGTGTCTTTCCCTTGAATCGAGGTTGCGACCCAGCGTTGGACATAGCCGGGACGGGCTTCTGGTGCGTCCAACAGTGCTGGTGGTTTCCACGCCGCTTCTGTGCGAGATTGCTCGTCGCGGGTGGAAGATCGTGATTGTTCTGCACGAACATTTCTTTTCTCAGGCATGACTATTGTTCCCTCTGTTGACGGCGAATTTCGGCTTCATATTTCTTGAGACCACGTTCATCGTTTATACCAAGTTCCCTAGCCATTCTAAGCTGCTCTTGCGTCATACGCACACGATTGCCCTTGTAAGCTGAAGACCCGCCCGTAGTGGGGGCGACTGGAGACCTACCTTTTGGTCTTTGCTTCGGACTTGGCCCTGACTTTAACTCAGGAAATACTTTTTGTAAACGTCCGTTAAGTTGCGCGTAATATTCGTCGCTATTCTTGTCGAACCCTTCCAAATCTAATTGCACATCTATGGCCCGTGCAGCGGCTGTTTCTCGTTCAAAGCCTGTGGCATTAAACCAGTTATTTTGCTGCCACCATGACATTGCTTTCTCAGGTGGCTGATTGCCTTGCGCCTGTTGCTGACGCTGTGGCTGCTGTTGTTGGCGTTGCTGCTGACGCTGCATATCCTGCCGCCGATACTGATCGGTGGCCTGTGCCACGCGCATGGCCGCTCTCATGTCTGCCATTTGCTCTTGAAAGTTGACTTGGGCCTCTGTGTCGCCCTCTTCAACCGCCTTGTGCAGCGCCTGCTTTGTTTGCTGGTATTTCGCGTTGAACTCCTGTTCAGCGTTTTGCTGCGATCCCTGCTCCAGACGCTCTAGCCGCTTTTGCAGTTGCGCGTTCTGCTCTTGTATCTGCCGCGCTTGTATTTCAGCCTCTCTGCGCTGCGCTACGAGCTTGCTGATGCGCTTCTGCACCTTTGGCCCATAGTCTGGCTCCTGATCATCAGCGGCCTCCACAGGGTCTTCCTGTGGCTTCTCAGGCTTTGGCTTCGGCTCGTCGGTGATTTCTATTTCAAAATCATCTTCCTTGCCTTCCTTGGCCGCTTGGATTTCGGCCTCGATTTCTTCAAGAATTTTCTCTTGTTCCGACATGGCTCTACCCCAAATATGCGGCGACTTCGACGCCGTCTGGTAAAATGGACGTTAGCTCATCGTCATTAAGCAATAAAAACTTTACGCCCTTCACAACGATTTTCTGACCAGCGTATTTACCGTAGGTCACGCGATCACCGATTTGTGGCAATACGCCAGACTTCCAGCGTTCTCCTGTGTCGCGGTCACGATACGCTAAGTCACCCATTGCACAGACGGTGCCGTGGGCGGTCAGGTATTCCTCGTTGTCCTTTGAGGTGTCTGGCAGCAGAATGCCGCCTGCGGTCTTCATTTTTACCTGATTTGGCTGAACCAAGACCTTCCAATTCATGGGAATTGGGATTTGATGGGAACCAATGGTCGCACTGGTTTCTTCATCTGTGTATATACGGTCATGTTGATGAGACATGGTTATTCATCCTCTTTGTTTATGCTTTTGATCGTGTCATGTATTACGTCAGATGCTTGTTCTAGCCCCTCTGCAATACCCACGTTTTTGTGATATGCTTCAAAGTCAGACATTCGACCCCGAAGCATACTGTCAGCTATTTCAAGCCGTCTCTTTTCCAGATTGTTTCTGATCTGCTGGAGCAGATCGCTTATTGTCATTCTTAACGCCTCCCGACATGGAGACGCCTGTGACGTGTACCGTTACGTCTTTATTGTCTGTCATCAGTATCCCCTTTTCATTGATTTCTTTTTATTCTTTTTTTTCTTTTTTACAACCTTTGCAGTTTTCTTTTTACCATATTTCATTTTTTTTCCTTTCATCAGTGAGGGAAAGCTGGCTCTATTCATCGTAATTGCCAACGGGGTTTTGCATTTCCATCAGCCTTGCGCGTTCTGCGGCTGTCATGGGTGGTGTGAAATTTCCATATAAAAGTTCATCAAGCTCTTGCGGAGTTAAAGGCACGTTTGATTGTGCTGGGCTTGGCCCTTCAAATTGGTCTAAGGCTCCAATTTGATTTATTTGCCGATTGCTTGAAGGATTTCTAATTAAGCTAGAAGCAGCATTATCTCTCACCATTTCCATTGGCGTGGGAATTGGAGCTTTTCTGCTTAAATTTCTTAAAAAATTTACAATATTCATCAGACCTGTCCTCCAGACAATTCTCTTGCCAATATTTTTAGGGTATCAGCAAAACCCTTGTCCAGTTCTTTTGCAGCCATTGCAAACTTGCGTGGCGATACATCGTCAGACTTTAGACCACGCCGCTCCAAAAACTTCTTGGCGGCTCTGATCTCAGCCTGCGCCACTCTTTTTACTGCCGCTCTAGCCATTTATATCTCTCCTGCATTCATCATGGCTTAAAATTCCACAACGCACCACCACGATTAACGCGCCAATCTCTGGCTTTATTAACGTCTTCATCATAAAATTCCCACATATCTTCTCTTTTAATTGGAAATCCTTGTTCTGCAAAATCAGAAAGGCGCGGCCTTTGGCCCGTTTGTGTAATATTTGCCCCTGCCCGTGCATATGCTTCGCCCATGCTTGTGCGATAGCCTTCGTCATAATCCCAATCCCCAGTCAAACTTTCTTGTGGGTTTCGTGTTCTAGTCGCATTAAGATAAACCTCATCGCTGATACGGCCTGTTGCTTTTAAAAACCTCAACCATTCCGCAGCAATTTTTGGATTTGTGCCTATTGGCATTCCAAATTTTTCTTGAACAACGTGTCCGACTTCGTGATCAATTATTTCTTGCTCACTAAGCCTGCCTCTATTTTTTGATGGCCCAACAAATAAAGCAGTGTATTCGTTTGGTGCGCCACGAATTGTAAGACCACCAGCAAGATTTAGCTTATCACCTTCAACCTCTCCGATCTTCACACCTTTGGCTGCATTGCCAAGGACTTTTTTAATTTCGCTATCATCCAGATAGTCATCTAGGGTCATGGCACTGGTATCTTGCAAAAGTTCTTCAGAATCTTTGTATTTTGGCAGCGTTTTTCCCGTATATGCCGTGCCAGTATCATACATTAGCTCACCCTTAATTGGGTCTCTAAACGCACGATCTAGCTCCCAAATGTCAAAGCCCTGATCTTCCGCTACTTTTACATCGTCCAAAAATTGTTTGTAAGACGGGACTTTTTTGGCAAGACTGTTTAAAAAAACAATCGGCCCAGCAACGTCATAGCTGCCCTCTGGTAGACCGTCAGTTGGCAATACGCCATATTCTTTGCGATCATCTAAAGCCATTAGCCGCCTGTCCTTCGCCAGTCATCAACAATATTTTGTAGCCTACGCAATTCCGCACCATCTGGCATTCCTGTTGGGTCTGTTGCCCAATCTGGCATAATGCCAATTTTTTGTGGAGCGTATTTTGTCGTTTCTCCGCTTGCCTTTGCATTGAAAATCTCATCAGGGCCAAAGTTTAAATAACTGTTTTGGCCTGTTGTTTCCGAAGCCATTGCTGGCAGTGCATCATCGCTAAACATCCGTCTGTGTTCTAAGAACGCTCGTTCCTCGCCTTTGCTTCGGAAGAAAGGATTGCCCGGCCCAAAGTGTCCGTATGCATCGTGAACAACGCGAAACGCATCGTTTGCGGTTGCATCGTCCATTGTTCCTACACGGCCCACATTTCTTAACAGCGGATTTTTAGCAACTTCAAAGTCATTGGCTGTGGTGCCTGTGCCATAGCCATCTCTTGTTGGGAAGGTCACAAGGCGTTTGTTCGTAACAATATCACCATATCCCATAGCAGGCGATGCACCATATGGATACGGCGTGTTTGGCGCTAAGAAATCTAATTCTATGCCAGTTTTATCCAAAGCTCGTAACTGACCCAGCGTTTCTTCAATCAATGCTTCATAAGCCCTGCGAACAGCGGGGTTCGTGGGGTCATCTTTCATTTGCTGGTAAGCAGCCGCCACCAGCCTTGCTCTGTCTTTATTTAACTCTGGATATCCTGTGACATCGTATCCATCACCAGCATCTATGCCGCGATCCTTCATATATCTTGATGCAGCGTTTTGTATTTCTGCAATAGGCCTAGCCTCCACGCGAACAGCGTCTCCAGCGCCCGTGGGAATAATGGTGCTTAGTGGCCTACCCGTTGGGCCAAGATTGGTTTCTGCTCCCCGTCCTGCGGCCTCTACCAACCCACCCTGACTTGATGTTTGAGCGCCAACGCGAACAGGAGCTTGTGCAAAGCCTGTTTTGCCATATCGTGCGATAGGCACCAATGCACCAAATTGTGCATACATGGGGTCTAGAGCCTCTGGGAATGACAACAAATCACGCGCAAGCCGATCTTCATCGTTCTCACTTTGAAACGGCACCTGTTCAGCCACAAAACCAGCGCCATATCCAAGCAATCCTAATGCACTTAGTATTGCTGATGATGATAAATCGGCAGCACCCCCAATTAAATATGCTGCCTGCGCCCCTCCAACATATTTATCCCAAGAGCCAAGGGCTGTTTCTGCTGTGCCTTCTCCAGTCAGCGCGGCCTTTGCAATTGCTCCAACATTTCTGAACATTTTGTTGCCAAACCGAAAGCCATAATTCGACAACATTTCTTCTTTGTTTTCTTGTGAAGCAACGGTTCCACCAATATCAGCCCGTGGAACACCACTGTCTATTGCATCTTGTCTTAGCCTATTTTCTTCATATTGCGCCATTTCTTGAAGCGTTGGGGCAGTGCCGTCATCATACGCAAAATTGCTTTGTGGAAATGGATCGCCTTTGCTGGGATTTCTTTCTTCCAACATTGCATTTTCAAACGCCAAAAACTCTTCGCGCATAGAGTTTTGCTCGTCAGCCGCAGCCTGCGAAGGAATGTTTAGCTGTCCATCTGGCCGATACGCCACATTTGAAAAGTTTTCTTCTTGCCGCCCATCTACTGTCAAAAGTGCCATATTATCACCACGCCTTACATGACCAGTATCTGGCCTTGGTTTTTGGGCCGGGGTTATCACAATTGTGACGCGCCCTAAAATTAGATCGTCTGCCCTTTTGGTTTTTCTTGATTTTCATGTTGGGGTCGCCAAAGGTCACGCGCTTTACCCTGTCGCCGTCCGTAACGTACACCACAGATTTCTTCTTGCCGTGGCTGGTCTCGCCCTTCGCAATTCTGCGCGGCTTGTTCAGTGTGACGCTTTTGCCTTTGTATTTTGCCATTATTCTGCGTCCTTTGGTATTAGTGTGTCCAGAACATCGTCCAAAGTAGTGTTCTGATCAACAATTAATTCTCCACCATGAAATCCACTAAACCCCGCCTGCCCGTGTTCTGTAGCCATAAAATCTCGTCGTGGAGAATACGGCAGTTCGTGGTCGCTAATCCGAACATCTCCAGATGGTGTCTCAACATAATAGCTGCTTACATTGCCATTTTTATCTGTTGATTTTCTTACGTTGTAGCCTAGCTTTCTGGCCTCACGGGCCGCAAATAAAAGATTGTCTTTTGTGGCAATTATTGCCGCTTTTTCAGCTTCGGCTTTCATAATTCTATCAAGCATATTGTTGTGATATTCTAAATCTGCTGCGTTTTTTTGACCAATTGCTGTCGGCGTTCTAAATTTTCTTGTTGCTGCGGCTAAAACTAAGGGGTCTGTGAAATTTGCATTTTCTGTTCTTTGAGCCTTTACGTCTCTAATTTCTTTAACTTGGTTTTGGCTAATATCAAGACCCTGCTCCCGTGCAGCACGGGCGGTTGACTTTGGCATGTAAGATTTTGCTGCAACCTCTGCCATAAATGGATTAGACGGCAGCGCACCGATCTTGCGGCCACTCTTTGCTAAATTGAGCAATGCACCAATGCCTGCCATTCAATAAATCCTCGCCTTGTCAGGATCGACCAGCCTTGGAACACAATATGCAACGCCAAAATCTTTTGGATTACTGTGGTATCCCCATCGCCCGACGATTGCTTTCGCAAAATATGTACACGTTTCTATGCTGCGAAACAACATATCATCGCTGACCAGCTTACGATCATTAGCAATGCCGATATATAGAACCAAGGCGAAGACGTGTACCACTCACTTGTGAACTTTCTGCACATCAAATGAAGCCTTCTTAACTGCGCCCTTGTGAGGCTTATAGTCGCCCTTCATTAGCTTGTAGCCTTTGCCCGACTTCATCCAGTGATAGCCCTTGGGCGCTTCAACCGCTTTTTTAGCCATTATTTCTTGCCCTTCCAGTTTACGCGCTTTGCAGATGTCTTGCGCTTTGCTGCCGACTTGGCCGACTTGCTTTTGCATTGCGCCATTGTGGGACGGCAGGCGGGATATGATCCACCAGACTTGCGGCTCTTGCGGCCACAGGGGCCACCAGTTTTGCAATTGACCCAGCCCTTGCCTTTATTGCGGCCAAACCACTTTCGCAGACCATCGCTGCTACTACTTTTTTTTGCTTTTGCCACTTTTATTGCCCCAGTTTTTTGCGCCGACCTTGCGGCATTTCACCAAAGCGCCAGAGCCATAAGCTGACGGCCATGTGCCACCGTTGCGCGTGTATCTCGCCTTGACCTTACTGTAGCAGGCGTCTCGCTTCGCTTTCTTTTTTTTCTTTGCCGCCATTAAATTACTCCAATTGCTTTAAGCTCTCAAGATATTGGCTAATTTCATCAATCATTTGCTGATCCACCCTTTGCCTATTGTATGGCGACATCAGAAACGACCTTTGATCGCCTGACGTTCCTGCTCCAGACGCCCTGCGTGATGAAAAATAATCTCTAAAAACCATACCTCCCGGTACATCTTGTGGCAAACCGCCCAGATATTCGCCCTCAACTTGATGGCTGTATGTTTCATGTGGCGCAAAAACCAATTTTGTAGGGTCAGTTGTATTCGCACCCCTTCTTGGTTGTACCTCTCTGGCTGCACCCTCCATAGTGCCAATTGATCTACCCGTTGCAAAATTGGGTGCGGTCAAAAGTCCTCTTTCTGTAATTGCCGCTCTAATTACCCCGATATTTGGAAATCCTTTTTTGACATATTTGTCTTTGTCCATTTGCTGCCACAACAACCGTCTTTTTGTGCCTACCATTTTATTGTTTACATAATCACGAGCATTTGGATTTAAAATACCGGGCCAATTTGGGTCGTTTGGTGAATCTTTTGTGTTGGGCGATCTAACCCAATCATCATATTCCTTTGCAGCTTTCTTGGTAATTTTGCTTTGTTCAATCATTCCCATTGTGGCGTTTGACATCATTTTAGAAAAATCGCCAGATTGACCAGCCATAGCAGTGTAAATCAATCGAACATCTTCACCGTCTTGATTTTTCAAAAGCTCTGCAAAGTCAGCCTTTGAAGTCATTGGCGATACTTCAGACGCCCATATGCCTCCACCAGCAGATCGCATAAATTGATTGCCGCCTTGCATATTAACAGGCTGGGATAATGTAGTGCCTCCAATGCCCCTAAGAGCGCCACCAGCATAAGTTCTGTCTCCATACGCTGGTATCAGCATTTTTCCTTGCAACGCGCCAATATCTATTTCTTTTCTGGGCTGCAGACTTCCATCTGGCGCAAAGTCATATTCAATATTTTCTACATAATCTGGCAGCTTTACGTTGCCCAAGCCCATAGGATCAAGCATTGGCTTTGTGGGTCGTTTAAATATTTCGGCAAGAACGCGAACATCACCAGCGTCAATAAGTTTTTGTTGAACCTCAGTCACACCAACTTTGGCAATTTCAGATGCAAGTCTATAAAATAGATCGACCCCAGCTTTCATCATCTACTTGCCCTTTTTCTTTTTGCCATATCCAGCGGCATAGGCAGCGCGACCCTGCTTTTCAGCTTCGGCCTTGGTTTTATAAACCTTGCCCTTGCTGCCCCAGCGATAGCCGCCCTTGACCTTCATAACGGGCAT